TGAACCCGGCGTCTTCATTAATGGGCCCCCTAATCCGATCGGCTTTGGGTTTGGAATCAGTAGCGCGCCGGCCATTCGCGCCAAAATTCCCGCGGGGAAAGGACCCGCATGCGGTTCTGGCGGTGGATAACGCTCGTCAGCGAGTGCGAGAGCATCATCCTCGCTGCGTCCCGCCGTGATGGCTTGTGCCATCAGATTCGCGCGCTGAAGCTCGAGAAGAGAAAAGCGCTCAAGATACTCGGGAACTTCCGCGCCCAGACGCTCCACGCTTGTAGCAGCCCGCCCCGCCGCTATCGGGTCGGGCCCAGCCAGTCCTGCCTTGAGGTCGCCCAGAAGTCCTTCGGGCAAGATACGCGTGGCTGCAACGAAGTCGACAATGCGTCGCGCGCTCTCCTCGGGACTTTGCCTTTCCCATTGCGCCCGAAGGTTGGTTTGCCAAAATGTCTCGACCAGCAACCGGTCCGAAGGATTGTCCGGATTCAGCGGTGGACCGCCTGCCAGAGCCGCCCGCACCGGCCCAAACGGTCCGTGACCACTGAACTGCGCGCCTTCGTCCGGACCCGCGCTGGCCTCTTCTGTTGCCGGCGAGAACAACGGCTCCAGCGGCACGTGTCGGTCAGCCCAGGTCAAAACCTGCGGCGCATCCGATCCGAAGAGTCCCGATTCCAAAGCCTGCGTCACAGCATCCGCAAAGCGTATCTGGTCGGTACGGAAGACGCCCTCGAGTTCGGGGGCTTGTCGAAGAATGGCCGTCAGTTGTTGGGCTGCGGCGAGCCTGTCCGATGCCGGGACGCCCTCGGTAAGCCCATGCGCGATGCGAAGACGCAAGGCCACCGGCACCGTCCCCAGATGGGCGACCTGCACTGCAATCAGGGGGGTAGCCCGCTCCGCTGGCAACAGAGCAAACCTCGGAGCGGCAGCGCGCTGCCAGAAGAGTTCTGTCGCGAGCAGACGTTGGCTTTCCGGCATGTCCTCGGGCCAGCCGTGCCCTCTGGAGGCGGCCGCTGCTGCCTCAATGCGCTCGCTGTTGCGCACGTTGCGTGCGGCCGCGTCCTGCGCCAGTTGCGCCAAGTGACGCTGATCGGCCGGCGGCAGCCTCTGGACTTCGGAAGTCAACGCCGGCGCCATAGCCCCCTGGGCATCGATCTGCTGCGCAGCGGTTGCAACAAGAATGCTCTGTTGCGCCTGCAGGGCACTTCGCGCCCGACGTTCCCCTCCTTCGATGCTTCGCTCCAGCCACACCGCCTGACCATCTGGCAACGACGGTACGGCAGCTCCCAGGGCGGTACGGGCGTCGTCAAACCGATCCTGGTCGAGCAGGCCCAGCACCTGCGCCTGCTGCACTTCGCGATCGAGGTTCGCGCGAAAGGCCCCAAGGTGCTCTTCCTCGAAACCCGATGCGAGGCGTTCCGTTGCCTGCGCCAGAAGCATGCCGTAGGCATCACGGCGGTCCGGATCACGCCGCACCTGTGCGACCAGGTCGTCTGCCTCGGCCTCCAGGGCATCGAGCGCTCGTTCGCGACGCTGGCCTTCGGCACGGCGCATGGCGCTGGCGCGGATACCGGCCATCATGCCGTCCAGTGCGCCACGGGTTTCCCCTTCGATCGCGCCGTCGACGGCACCGAAGGTGCGCCGGGCGTCCTCGATCGCCTCCGCCACCGCCTTGCCGTCTGGGGCCTCACCCTCAGGCAGGCGGCCCAGGCTCGCCATCAGCAGGCTCTCGGCGTGGCTGCGAAAACCGGCCCGCAGCAGGGCGCGGTGGCGCGCGTCGTCGGGCATCGACGGCACGGGTTCCTTTGGCGCTGGCCCCTGCGGACTGCGCAGGATGATCAGCGAAGGATCACCGGCATCTTCCGCCGGCTGCCACAGCGGTTCGGGCCGCCGTGGCCCGAAGCCCTCGTCGTTTCTCATGGTGTCTACCGATCTGAAGGGTTCAGGCGTTCGTGTCGTCATCCGTGTCGGGCGCCATCATGCGGCGGATGCTGTCCTCATCGAGTTCCAGCATCCCCGCGATGCGCAGGAACACCCGCCGCCGGCCTTCGTTGAACGCCGTCTCGTCGGGCCGTCCAGGCACGAAGCTGGGGCTGCCCATGCCGCAGAAGCGGTAGAGGTCCGACTGCGTGCGCCGGCCCGCAGGACCGCCGAACGCAGTCCGGTAGTCGGCCCGTCGTTTGCGCCGGGTGAAGACCCCGGCCATCTCAGACCATGCCATCGCCACCTCCCTGTCCCGGCGCCATAGCGCTCTGGGCCGCCGCCGCGGCGGCCTCCATCTGCTGCTGGCGCTGGGCGCGCAGGGCCACCACCGCATCGCCATCGCGCAGGATGGTCGCGGGCACGCCGTTGACGTCGGCCGCCCTTCGCGCCAGCGCCTCGACATCGAAGACATCCCAGACCGTCGGGTCGAGCTGGGCAAACGGCGCCACCGTCTCGAAGGTTCGCCCGATGCCCAGCAGTTCGCCTGCGCGCTGCGCCCGCACGATCGGCGAGACGTATTCCACCCGCAGGCCGCGCCCGTCGAGTTCGCCCGGCATCTGCGGCAACGCGTCCGAGCGCAGCAGCAGGGCGAAGACACGGCGCACCAGCGGCCCCAGCAGTTCGCTCTGCAGGCGGCCCAGCACCGGGCTCATCATGCGCATGCGCTCCTCGGTCTCCTGCAGCACCTGGGTGGCGGTGCGCTGGGGCGACTGCGGCGTCTGCATCAGGGTCGTGAAGAAGGCGTCACGGATTGTCGCGCGGCGCTGCTCCATCATGTCGAGCCCGATGTCGACCCGCGCACCGGTCATCAGCGGCTGGATGAGCTGGCGCCCGGAAGGATCGACGCCGCCGTAATTCAGCCCGCCCGGCACCGTCGTCACCGGCTGGATGACGCCGTCGTCGGCCAGCAGCAGCGGCGGATCGACGATCTTCTGCGCCGCCTTCAGCACCGTCTTGGACATCGCGTTCAGCATCTTGATATCGGGCAGCATGGTCCATGCCGGCGAACGCCCGAACCGTTCACCCGGCACCTTGGCCCAGCGCGGCACCAGGTAGGGGAACTCCTCGAAACCCTCGTCTTCCAGCAGATGGCGGCTGGCCGTCTCGACGTGGACACTGGCCCAGGGCTTGTTCGCGCCGTCCCGCCTGCCGGGGTCGCGTTCGCGGCGCGGGAAAACACCGTGCACGATTTCGAACTGCGTCTCGGGCCGCGTCATCGCCGCCCGCCGCACCGCCTCACTCACCCCCTGCTCGCCCCAGCGCGCGATCATCTGGCGCGCGCTCCAGGCGTAGCGGCGGAACACGGTGTCGACCTGGCCGAAAGCCCCTTCGCTGGGATAGATCTCGCCCAGGTGGAAGGTGCGGAAGAGGATGCCCGACGGCGCCCCGGCCTCGCCTGGCCGTTCGCCCACGAACATCGCCGCCGTGCCGAAGGCGCCCAGGTCCAGATACAGCTCATGGATCGCCGGGGAGAAGCGGCTGTCGGGGCTGGCGAACACGGCCAGCATGCGCCGCTCGACCTCTTCGAGCCATTCGCGCCCGGCATCGCTGCCTTCGTCAGGCCGCCCGGCCAGCTTCAGCGTGAACCAGCGTTCGGCCGGATTGGTCAGCAGGCCGTTGAGGCCCGCGGCCAGCAGCTCGTTGGCATGGATCGCAGTGGCGTCGAAGACCTTGCCGCCTTTCACTCGCCCCTGCGGGTCGCCCGCGACGCTGCGCGATACCTGCCCCAGAACGGCTCGGCGCGGCAGCACGTAGTCGGCGATTTCCGCCCAGACGTGTTCCCAGGTCTGCCGTTCGGCGGCCAGTTCCTGCTGGCGCGCCAGCACATGATCGATCATCGATGTCATGAAGTTTCCCTGTTGAGCAGGAGAAGGATCAGCGGCGCGCCGATAGCGCACGCAGGGCATCGTCGCCGGGCGCCCAGGGCCAGACGCTGGCGCTGGCAATCGAGTTGTCGAGCCAGGAGGCGCCGGTTGCATGGCCCAGCAGCAGCCGGTCGACCACGGGTACCGCGCCCGAGGCATCCAGCGTCAGAGTCCCGCCATCCATGGCGATGGCAAAATCATCCACTGCGATGCGGGCCACGGCCCTGTGCCGCCCCGCGCTCCATGCCCCGATGTTGACGTTGACGACAAAAACACCGCCCGTGACGACATTGAACTGCACCTGGTCGCCGGCACGGATCAATGCGACCAGGTTGTTCCCGGTGCCGTCGTTGAACTCCAGCACCCGAACGTATTGTTCTTCCTCGCCGTCGGCCTCCCAGGTCACCTCGAAGCCGAACGCCGGTGGCAGGCGGCCGGCAAGGTCGACCGTGGCGTTGTCGGCAGCGCGCGTTACCGGCGTCGCACCGGTCACGATCGGCGCCCCGGCGGCGCGGCCGGTGCCGACATGAATTTGCGCCATGTCTACAACGACGGCGCCGACGGCGGTGACCGAAGCATCCCCCATCACCACGCCGTTCGCCGGGCGCAGCCGCAGACGCGCGGCAGTATTGCCACTGTCGTTGTCGATATGGCTCAGCACGATACGCCACCAGTCGCCGGCATCCTCGACCCGGTGGCTGCCCTGGGACGATGCGATGGCTGTCGCGCCCGTCGCCGTGTTGAGCCATATCTGCTCGCGCAGGATGGTCCCCCCGACCAGATCGAACTGGATCAGGGGAAACCGGCTCGTGTCGCCGTCCTTGGCGATGTGGACTGTCGCCACATGGCTGAAGCTGCCACCGGGAATACTCACGCTCTGGTCGATGGTGCCACGCTGATCCGTCAGGACATCGCTCAGCGTGCACGCACTGTTGGCGACACCGTCAAGCCCGACGGCGTCCCGTGCGACGCCGACATCGGTCACCGTCCACGCTACCTGCGTCATATCCCGGCTGTGCAACAGGCTGTTGGTGCGCCCCGCCATGCAGGCCAGACCCAGATTGGCCCCGTCGGCATCGTGCGCGAAGACTGCGACATCGGCCGGCGCCAGCGCCAGCAGCCCCCGATGATCCAGATAGGGCGCCTCCGAGGCGCGCACGAAAGCCGTGGCAGGCCCGGCGAACCGCGACATGCGATCGAAACGTCCGTGCCAGATCGGCAGCGGCGGACCGGCCTGCGCGACACCTTCGGTCAGGCACGCCGGACTGAGCAGCGGTGCAAGCACGCTCATTGCGAGAGCCGGCCGCTGGCGGTCCCGCTGGTGTAGTCGCCCGTAGCGATGCCGAAACGGTACCAGGCGCCTTCGGGCTCCTCGCCGACAAGGGCCGCCGGCCCCGAGAAGACCGTGCTGCCCAGCCCGTCGGGGATGTCATGCCAGTCGGCGCTGCCGGACGGATCGGCAAAACTCCGTTGCAGGCGCACCGATGCGGCAAAGCTGCCGGTCAGCACAAAATTGAAGCGGCCTCTCAGGCGCACAGGTGCGCTGAAGCTGTCGCCGGCCGCCAGTGCGGCCGTGACGCGTGCGATGCTCATGATGTTGTCCTCGTGTTGGAAGCGGATCGTCGGCTCACTGGCCGAGCAGGGTCTTGCGCGCGACCGGTGCCGGGCCGGTGATGCCCTGGCCGCCGGTCAGTTGCGTGGCAAGCACACCGCGCCGGCGTCGCTCGTTCTCGCGCGCCTCCTGCGCCGCCTTGTCGGCGGTATCGTCGGAAAAGCGCGGCGTGGCCGGCAGCGGCACGACCTTGGGTTTTGGAACCAGAAAGCTCATCGTGTTCTCCTCGTATCTGTGGCTTGTCGGGCTGGATCGTCAGACCAGCCCGAAGACATCCCAGTCGCTGTTTGCCCGGCGTGCGCCGCGACGCCCCGCCGAGCGACCCAGGCTGCGCAGGCCCTCGCCCAGACCCAGGTTGGCGTATTGCCCGGCGTCGGCGACATGGCTGAAGCCGTTCTTCTCCGGGCTGTCCTGGTACCGCGCCCGCCCCGACGTCAGCATCCGGCGGAAGCAGTAGCCGCCCATCAGCGCGCGCCGCACGGTGCGGCAGCGCGGATCGATGGCAAAACCCGGGCGGCCGTCGATCATCCGGGTCAGGGGTCCGGCCACCGCTTCGCGCCGCAGCGCAAAAGCATTGCTGGGTGCCGCACGCACGGCCAGACCCTGGCCGCGCAGGATCTCGAACACCGTGCGTTCGTCGGTCTGCGCCCGCTGGTCACCGGCAGGATCGCCGATGAAGGCGATCGCCAGGTCAGGCCAGTCGGCCGCGATCTTGGCCTTCAGTGCGGCGGCAAACCGCACCGCACCGATCTCCTGGGCCACCAGCTCATCGAACCAGACCAGACTGCCGTCAGGCTTGCGCTGGGCAAACAACGCTGCTGGCGACAACCCGAAGTCCAGCCCGACCAGCACGGGCACACCCGGTGTCGGATCGGCCGGCCGGCAATGCACGTTGTCGGCGTATTCGGGAAACACCGGCTTGCCGTCGATGACAAAGCCGTAGTCGCCGGCCAGAAACACCCGGATCCAGTCCTCGGTCGCCCCGGCAATCTGGTTGCCGTAGTACCCCGGCGGCAGGTTCGCAAGATTCTCGGCTGCCGGGTTTTCGTTCCAGCATTCGTCGCGCCGGATCACCCCGCCGGGCTGGCGCAGCACCTGCCAGCCCTTGGGCCGGCGCACCTCGGCGACGTCGTAAAGCCAGTGGTCCTCGTCGCAGGGATTGGTGTCGGCAATGGCGCCGAACCAGGTCGCCCCGCCCTGCCGCCTGGGCGGAAACCGTCCCGTGCGCCCCAGCCCCATGGCCACGACGCTGCGCGGGATCTCGCGCAGTTCGTTGAACCAGATGCCGGTCAGCTGCATGCCGCGCAGCTTGTCGGCGCCGTCGGGTTCATCGAGCGCCATGAAGATCATCTCGGCCTCGACCCGGCTGCCGTCCGCCAGCCCCACCCGGATGCGATGGCTCGGCGGCTTGGAGAGGCTGAAGCGTCCGAAGCGGTCATCGAACAGCCCGCGCCACTCGGGGATCGTCGTCGTCTCAAGCTGCGGATAGGTGCTGCGCACGCCCAGCCAGCGCGAGCGCCGCACACCTTGCCCGTCGGGCGCCTGCTCCTGCATGCGCCGCCAGACTTCCATGGCGCAGGCTGTCGTCTTGCCGCTGCCCAGCGGGCCGATCACCACCCGCATGAAATCGTCACTGGTGTGAAAGGCATCCAGCGTCGGCCCGGCGGGCCGGTAGGCGATTGCAAGATGTTCAGCCATCGCCGCCTCCCAGGTTCATGGTTGTCGTCACCACGACCCCGCCTTCGCCCTCGCGCAGGGCGCCCGAGGGAACCAGGCGCGCGATCAGGGCCAGATAGGTCTTGGGATCGTTGGTCCGCAGTTCCGCGACTGCGGCCTTTCCATGCTCGTCAAAGTCGTCGATCAGCTTGGCAAGCAGCGACCGGCCCAGCGCATCGAACAGGTCGTCACGGTCCCGGGCATCCGCACCGTCTCGGCTGGACTGGGACAAGGGCAAACCATGGCGATGAAAAAGGAAAGGCCGGAGGCGGTTGCGGTGACCCGCGCCCAACTCTCCGACCATGGGATAAGGATGTACTGGAAATGCGTCATAAGGGTCAAGAACAAAATACGAACATTGTAAGAATTTCGCATCGGACGCCGGCGGATCACCCGCCCGCGTTCAGCTTCATGGCAATCGCCAGCAGGGACTCGGTTGCACGCCGCTGGCAGGTCCGCACGCTCTGGCCCGAGAGTGCCGAGATCGCGCGCCAGGCATGGCCATCGGCACGCGCCCACAGGATGCGGGCGTTGTCGGGCTCCAGCCAACCCAGCCAGGACAGGCTGACATCCAGTCTGTCGATCGCCGCGGGTTTGGCCAGCACATGCCGGTCTCGCGGTGTCATCGCCGCCACCTCCGCCGCACTGCGCACCACCGCCGGCCACGACACGAGCTGCGCCTTGCGATAGGCCGGCGGCAGGCGCCGCAGCGTCTCGGCCGCCTCCTCCATGCGCAGCAGAATCAGGCTCGCGGTCCAGCGCTGCGGCCGGTCCAGGTTGGGTTCGCTGCGTTCATCCATGGCGGACGCCACCTCCAGCGCGGCCATCAGGAGAGCCCCCGCAGCACGTCGCTCTGGCTGCACGACCAGCACAACCGGTTGCCGGCATGGCTGCTCATGAAACTCCGGCTGCAGCCCAGGCAGCGGCGGATCTTGGCGTCGTTGCCGTGTTGACGCCCGACCCGGCGTTCCAGGTCGCGGCCGTTGCGGCGCAGGCGCGTCGCTCGGGCATAGGCGGCATCGCGCGAGATGCCGAAACGCTGAGAGATTTCCTCCAGCGAACGCCCGGCGTTCCACATGGCGGTGAAATCCGCGTTCTGGGTTTCGCTCCAGCGTGGCGGCTGCGGTGATCGATCGGACATGTCCCCTCCCTGATGATCTTGCTTTGTTCTCATTTCGGGAGTATTGGAAATCCATGCGTCAGAACAAGCGCATTTTTTCTTATGAGGTCGATCATGACGGGTAACGAAACGATCGAACGGGAACGGCTCAAGGGCGCGGTCCGCACCCTGGTCGCCGAGTCGGGCACGACCGCGAGTGAACTCGCGCGCCGCGCCGGCCTTGCGCCCTCCACGCTCACCAAGTTTCTCAACGACGACAGCGCACGCCACGTGCTGACCACGCGCACCCTGGCCAAGATCGCCGCAGTCACGGGCCGGCGCCTGAGCGAGGCCGACCTCGCTCCCGTGCGGCGCGAGGTGAGCCCGCGCCTGGACGCCCCGCCCCCGCCCGGCGCCAGCGACGTGCCCGTGCTCGGTCAGGCGCGCGGCGGCCGCGACGGTATCTTCATCGACAACGGGCTGGTCGAATCCTATGTGCCGCGCCCGCATGTCCTGATGCGCGTGCCCCACGCCTATGCGGTCTACATGAACTCCGACAGCCAGGAACCGGTGCTGCGCCACGGCGACCTGCTCTACGTCAACCCGTCGATGCCGCCGCGCAGCGGCGACGACGTGCTGATCGAGCTGGAGAGCGGCGAGGCCTACATCAAGCGCCTGCTGCGCCGTTCCCCGCGCGAGATCACGGTGCAGCAGTACAATCCCGCCTGCGAGCTGGTCTTCGAGGCCGCCGAGGTACGCAACATCCATCTGGTCGTCGCGGTCATCAAGGTCCGCGTGTGA